CCTCTATTTACTAAGCTTCTTGTGTGTTGTCAGGAAGTTCCATGATTGCTCTATCATATTGAATAGTAGCAGTAATTTGTCTTGGGCCATCTGAAGTTTTATCAAATGCATCTTCAGAAAGTTGATTAATAAAACATCCATATAATGTCCAAGTTCTAATTGGAACATAATCTTGAGTATATTCTACTAATGTACAGTTTTTCTTATAATTAACCATACGTCCACCTTTTCTAGTGTGAACATTATAAGTTAATCCTTGTCATGCCATTAAAATTGATTTAGTATCTAAGCCTACAACATCATCAACTACTAATGAGCCAGTTCCAAAAGTAGGAACTCCTGCATATTTAACTACATCATTACCACGTCTATATTCATGAACAGCAACTTCAAAGTGTGGAATATCACATTTAACAACATTTAATTTAAGATATTCTTGTGCTCTTGCAATCTTGTCATTATCAGTTGCTTCAGACCATTTACCTTTATAGCTTGCTTTAATAATGTTATCAATGTCATCTACAATTAAAGTGAAGAAGCCTGTTCTAGCAGCTTCATAATTAGCTAAGTTAGCTGCAATATGTTGAGCTGCTAAGCTCTTATCATAATCCATTTTACCATAATCACTCATAGTTCTTTATCTCCTTAAATTAAGCTTCTGTTACTATAATAGTTGTATCAGAAATAGAATCAACTAGTGCAATTCCGATATAGAAATCTTCAACAGCTTCAATTGGAACTATTTGAACTCTAGCTCTTAATTCAGCTTTTTGAGTACTAGGTAATAATTCAAAATTATAATCTTCAATTCCTTGATTAGCTTTCATTGCTTCTAGTGTAGGTCTAATTGCATTTTTGAAGTTAATCCATAATACATCTGAATTTGGATCAAATGTAAATCTCTTACATGTTGCATAAATTTGTTTATTTAATGTAGCACATAATTGTCTAATATTTAAGAAATGACTAGCCTTAAGTCCCTTTTTATCAAGTGGAGCAGCTGTTCTATTTCCTCATAAATAATAGTTATCTCTAATCTTTATAATTAAGTTAACTGCTTTTTGTGTGTTACCAGTTATAACTCTAGGTTGTAAAATCTTAACTGCTTGATCACCAAGTTTAACACCCGGAGTTCCAGTTACAACATATTTTCCAATACCTCTATTATAACCTGAATTTGCATACCATTCATTATAATTATTTTGAGTACTATTTGCAGCACACATTAAATAATGGAATGAGCCACTAAATTCTTTATTTAATACAGTAGTAGAACCATCTTGCTTAACAAATGAGTCATTTGCATAAGCATATTCAACTGTTGGTGCAAATATACCAGTAAATTTATCTGCAGAACTAATTTTATTAGCGCCAAGTGCAATTTTTTTAGCAATTTGTAATTGTGTTAGCACATTTGATGATTCAGTATATTCTTTCTTGTCAACATCCGCTAAAGCAATAACATCACCACGTCCATCAGACTCAGCTGTCTCATCTGTCATCTTAGAAGCTAATTCGCAAATTCTATTATTGGCTTCTGTATTGTTTTCAATTAATCCTGTAATAAGATATCTAAAATCATATACAGCTCTATCTTTTAAAGGCTCCCAGAATTCAGCAGTAGTAATATCTTGTGCTTCATTTTCAACAAATTCTTTAGTTTCATAGTTAATGACATTTAATATTTTATATAAAACTGGATAACCTAAATTTAGTAATTCATAAGCATATTGATTTCCAAAAGAATAAACTGCGTCATCATCAGAAATAGTTCTACCATCAATTCCTTCATTTCCAATTAAGATTAAAACTGGAGCTGATTTAGCTTGACTAATTGCAGTTTCATAAGCTGCTTCATCAGCAGGTCTTGGAAATTTTGTGAATACTGCATAGCCAATATATGTGTCACCATCAACTAATGGGTCACCAAAAGTATCAGCTACATTATCTTCAATTTCTTCACCAATATATTCAAAATAATTTCCATCTTCATGGTATATAGTTTTAGCTACACCGTGTAGTTCTCCAAGTTTAAAGTCTTCACCCGCACTTGCTTTATCCATTAGTGTAAAAGTATAGAAATAACCATCTTTAGCACCAGTTTTGCCATGAGCTCTATGAAGTTCAACATAGTCTTCATAATCAGTAGGTATATATTTAGCATTAGGTAATGATTCTACAACAGGTACTATAGGACTTATATTGCCCTTATATAGTTTAAGGCCTAGTCCAACAACTTTTTCAAAGTCGCTAGCGGTAGTAAATTCAATTATACCATTATCATCTAAGCTAAGTCCTTGCTCATCGGCTGCAGTTATAAATTCGTTATAAGATTTCATTACAAAACCAGGAACAACAACTCCAAAATTAGTATATTGAGGATTACCAGCTGATGTATAATCATGTTCAGTAATAACAATGTTTGACATGTTTTAGGTTTCTCCTTTATTAATTAAAATTTTTAATCTAATTAATTTAGCTGATTTATTTATCTTCATCATCAAAATTAATTACTTCTTCTATCTCACCAGTAGTACCAATTTTATCTGTGACATCAATATCAATGCCGCTAATCTTTCAATTATTTCTATATGGGATGCTAAATAAGAATCCATCTTGTAGTTCTAGTTGTATTGATCAGCGTGTAAATTGTCCAGCAAATAATCGCTCTGAGATATCGCTAGTATCAGAGACAGTTGATAAAACTCTTAGGTTTGCAATATGTTTTATATTAGTGTTATTATATGGAATTTCTATATAAATAACTGGATTATTTATTAATTTAAATAAAAAGTTTCTAACATATTCATCGCCTTGATCTGCTTTTTTAGTAAATATATCTAATTGATACTGTGCTTTAATTGGTATAACATTAAACTGCATTGTTTGCATGTCTGTTTGCATTAATTTTAAACCATCAAATGATTTAACATTCTTTATATTTAATAATAATTCAATATCTTTATTTCTTGATAATGCAATAACAGGTAGCTCAATTGGCTTATCTTTTGTATCATCAGCATGCATTTCAAATAATCTTTTAGTCTCATTAGGATTTAAAACTCTAAGATTACTATTATCTGGAATTCATTTCTTAAGCTTAGCTACTATAGCATCATCATAATATCTAATTGATACTGTGCTTTAATTGGTATAACATTAAACT